CCGCCCCTGCCTGATAACCCACACCGGTATTATTATTCCCAGTTGCGAGTGTTAACGCTTCAAAACCGACCGCCGTTCCGGTCGTACCTGTTGACATGGTAAGTAACGCAGATGAGCCTACGGCAGTATGACCGCTTGCCGTACTAACAGCACCACCCGCATTGTCACCAACAAAAGTATTATCAGAACCCGTAGTTACGGCATCTCCCGCTTGAAACCCCAGGCCAGTGTTGTCCGTCCCAGTCGTGTTAGCAAATAGAGCATTCTGACCAACAGCCGTATTGTCGTCTGCCGTTGTGTTGGCGGCTAAAGCCCCCTTGCCCACTGCTGTGTTGTTGGCCCCCGTACTCGTCTCCTTTAGTGCGTCAGCACCCACCGCCGTATTCTGTGAAGAAGTGGTCACAGCTTGACCAGCATCGTCTCCAACAAATGTATTATTTATTCCGGTAGTAACGGCAGTGCCAGCGTGATAGCCGACGGCAACGTTGTCGGTTCCGGTGGTATTTGCAGTTAATGCCTGATAGCCCACGGCAATGTTGTAGTGGGCTGTTGTATTAGCGGCTAAGGCGCTGAGTCCCACCGCAACATTCCCGGCACCAGTCGAATTTGCTAATAAAGCACTAGAGCCAATAGCAGTGTTATGATTGGCAGTTGTCGTTCCACCACCCGCCGAAGCACCTAAGAACGTGTTATCTGTACCCGTGGTAACAGCGTCAGCAGCCGCAAAACCAAGTATAGTATTCTCAGTTCCGGTGCTGACTAATTTACCTGCTGCGTACCCAACGGCTGTGTTGTTGTTACCGGTGGCCGCGTTCAACGCGAGATAACCTACTGCCGTTCCAGTTGTCCCAGTAGATATTGTCCCCAATGCACCTGAACCGACAGCAGTATGGCCTGAAGACGTAGTAATATTCCCTCCGGCATTGTCTCCAACTAGCGTATTGTCATCGCCCGTAGTGACAGCATTACCAGCCCCGCGTCCCAAACCGGTATTGTCCGTACCGGACGTATTTGCGCCGAGCGCCGCCGATCCCACGGCTGTGTTATCGCTTGCAGTTGTTACAGCATCCAGAGCGAGCGATCCAATAGCCGTGTTGTTACTTCCCGTAGTGATCGCCCCACCAGCACCATCTCCAACGATGGTGTTATCCGTGCCAGAAGTCACGGCATCAAGGCTGTTTTCACCAATCGCAACATTATCTGTTCCGGTGGTAAGTCCCGTACCTAAAGAGCCACTGCCTAACCCTATATTGCCCGTGCCACCGGTTAGGTCTAATACATCAGTAACTGCCGCGCCTGCACCAGCGCCGTCGGCAACAATCATCTTGATCCCACCATTAGGGATAACGACGTTTGCGCCTGTGCCTTGGGAAATCGTTACCTGATATCCCGCACTATTTTGGATCACCCAAACTTTATTAACTGTGTTAGGTGCTAAGGTGACCGTGTTAGTCGCAGTAGTGGAACCTGTTAATGTCAGCGCATAAGCTCTTGCTGCATCAGCAGTACCATCCTGCATCGTGATGGTATGTGTGGTTCCTGTAATTCCTTCCGAGCCACTACCCCATGCTTCTGCTATCAGCTCGAGGTTAGTGTTCGTACTCGTTCCCCAGGTGCCCGATTCATCACCAGTTGCGATTTCTTTCAGTCTTAAATCATTTACATAAGTTGCCATGTCAAGCTACCTTTTCCCATTCTGGAGTCTGGTCACTATCTACCGAACTCCAACTAGGTGTTTGTGATGTGGATACTGATGACCAAGATGGATCTTGGGTGGTCGATACAGCAGACCAACTTGGCGTCTGACTGGTGCTAACAGCACTCCAATCTGGAGTTTGATCTGTATCCACCAGCCCCCATACCAAAACGCTGGTTGTAGACACTTCGACTTGATTGCCGGTGACTTGAATACCAGCCTTGGAAACAACAGTAACGCTGCTTGTAAATGCTTCAGATTTTTCTGAAGTAACCTGAATCGTGTTATTTGTGACAAGCGAGATTGAACCAACCGCAGAAGTCGCCACATTTGTACTTGGGCTGACTGTCGCCTTCCCCGTAACAGTGACCGAGTTAGTGCTTGCGGTAACTGAGTTGCCAGTGACCGGACAGATACAGGCATTCGCTGAAACAGTAACTGTTCCAACGGAAGCTGTTGAGCCTGTAATTGCTTCTTCTGCATCACCCCAGGTACTCTCTCCCCAAGCAATATTGCTAGAGTTCCATCCCTGCCATGCAACTTTTGCATTCTGTGCCACACCTTAATCTCTACGCTATTCTAATAATTGCGTTCGACGCATCGGCTGTTGGAAACTCAATCGTAAAATCACCAGACGTAGAAGTTTTGTCTCCGCCAAAAGCGAGAATAACCACTGCCCTGTTTGCCGAACCCGCCGTTGTGCTTGAGTTATAAATCAATGCACCGTTCGCGGTGATGGTCGCATCCGACCATGTGCTATCCGCAAAGTCTGTCAGGGCTGTCGTTCCTGAAGTGCTCGGATCTACATTAGTCAATGTATTACCGCCCGCGCTGTAATTCGTGCCAGAAACCTCATTCGTGGTTGTATAAGCCGTCGTGCTGGCGCTCATGGTAGAACTTGATGTGTAAAGCGCCACCTTGAATGTATTGCCTGTTCCAGTTGTAGTCGTCGTACCACCACCAGAACCATTGTGGAAATTATGTATGCCCTGAAGCAGCTCAGACTTAAAACTTGTTGCAACTGCTTGACTATGAGCCATTACAGCCTCCTTAAAATCTCAGCCATGTCATCATGGCCCTGTTGTTTCAAAAGATTCGCCAGCGTTGTTCTGTCACTTTGGATCGCATCATTACAGGCTTTGACAATCACATGAAAAATCCTGCGCTTAAAAATCTCCGCTTGATCCCTCACCACCGGATCAGCGCCATCAGCCACAGAGACTATCTTCCCTACCGCTCTTTCAGAAATCTCTTCTGGCGTAAAACCACGATATTCAGTCGTGTGAATCTCACAAGTTCCAGGCTCTACCGTTGCATTTAATTCAAGCATCAATGCTATCTCGGATAATTATGCTTTTATTGCTCATACCCGTCTTACCCTCACAGGGCCACCACGATAACTGTCTGTGGTGCTGTATCCTTCGCCCAGAACCTTCAATTGCTCTACCGCCTCCTGGTAGCGACCCTCATACATCTGCATCAAGTCAGGCTCACCTTTCAAAAAACCATAGGATTCAACCAAAGAGGCATAAAGCAAAGCCAGCTCAGCATTATCACCTAACCAGCTAGTACCAGAACTAGCCGCTGTAATAGACTCTGGCTTATAAAAATAATGCAGTTCAACCGCATACCCACTGCCCGGTGTAGGCCCAACAATAAACGAATCATCATCGAACAGACCGTAATATTTCGGCACACCCGTTGTGGATGCAACCGGATAGGCCGCACGGATGAAGTTTACATCTTTAAATATCAAGTATTCATAGCCACTGTTATCCAGCGCCAACGAATAGGGCGCCAGAAAGTCTGTCGGCGTTCCAAGATACGCATTGCTAGAAGTCATTGCGCCGGTTGTGCTTTTGCGAAAATCAGGCAATTGCACCGTTTTTAGTATGCGATTTTCTGCCTGCGTAATAATCGTACCAAGATCGTTGACGAACGTAGTCTCAGTATTCTCCAGATAGTCCTGGATAGCTGACTTCAATGTTGTGTAGGTCCACGCCATCAGCCTGTACTCACCGTAACGTTGCCAACCACTGCCGCAATATCAAGCCCAACAGTACGGCTCCCCAGAGCTGAATTTCCACCGCCGACAGGATCCCACGCATAAAGTCTACGACTTTCTGCCAAGCTCCCATCCGGTCTAGCATTACGCAACGCTTCAGGGTCATTGGTGTTAAACCGCCCCAACTGGAGCTGGGGCTGATCTTTATCCACCACATCCCTGCCCACACGCAACCCGGTCGGTCTACCGCCTTCGTATTGCTCGACCATATCTTTGAGCTTGTAACGAAAGCCAGTGCGGTCGCAGTAACCGAAAGCATATTTGCCGCTTGCGTAGCTCATGGGAATCGATACCCTCCGGGCGTAACGCGAAATGAGGCTTTCTCTCTGTCGGCATCAGCCGCCAGATTCCATTGCTCCTCATATGCCGATTTCAATGCTGGCGCCCTATCCGAGACTTCTGGCCGCTTAAGACTGATTTGATACGCAAGCCCCGAGACCAGGCAAGGCAGATATC